AGAGAAGAATGTTGTCGATTCGTTATGCAAGCTCCACGGTCTATTTATGCCTGATAGCGCTACCCAGATAAATATTAATGTAGATAAAGTAGAACAGCTCGAAAAGTTATCCGATGCTGAACTGTTAAAACTAGCGGGAGTAGATAAACACTACCTAGAGCCAGGCGATGCAGATTGATAAAATAGAATGCAGTAAATGTAAGGGCCTGTTTCCAGATACATTGATACCTACTGATGGGATCTGTGTATATTGCAAAGCAGACGAGGCTGAAAAAGTGCCCGAGCCCCCGGTGCAAGAGGATCTGAGTCCGGAGACAAAAAAACATCAATCCGCACAAAAACGAGCGGAAAAAGAATTAGCATTACGCGTATTGTCTCGAAAACGTCTTTTACCATTTGTAGAAAAATTTAATCCTGATTATCACGCAGGTTGGGTACACAAAGACGTATGTAAACGATTAGAAAGATTTAGCGATCAGGTGGAGAATAAAGAATCACCAAGATTGATGTTGTTTATGCCTCCTCGTCACGGTAAATCTACCTTAGCCAGTGTAGCTTTCCCTGCTTGGCATTTAGGTAGACACCCAAATCATGAGTTTATTAGTTGTTCCTATTCTGGATCTTTGGCTATGAATTTCTCAAGAAAAGTGCGTCACTTACTTCGTGAACAAGTATACAAAAAAATATTTGAAGATTCTAGATTAGATAAAGATTCTCAGAGTGTTGAATCATGGAACACGACCCAAGGTGGTGGTTACGTAGCTGCAGGTGTTGGTGGTGGTATTACAGGTAAAGGTGCAAACGTATTATTAATCGATGACCCGGTAAAGAACCGTGAAGATGCAGAATCTGACAATAATCGTGATGCGATTTGGGATTGGTATACATCAACTGCGTATACACGTTTGTCTCCAGGCGGTGGCATACTTGTAATTCTTACAAGATGGCACGATGATGATCTTGCAGGTAGGTTATTACGAACTGCAGAAGACGGAGCTGATCAATGGGAAGTTGTTAAATATCCTGCGCTAGCGGAAGCGGAAGAAGAATTCCGATCCATGGGCGACGCTCTACATCCAGAAAGATATAACGCAGATGCACTAGAACAAATAAGAAAAGCTATTGGGCCTAGAGATTGGTCTGCACTTTATCAGCAAAACCCAGTTTCAGACGAAGGTGATTATTTCTCTCGTGATATGATACGTTACTACGAAGACGATGAGGTCGAATACGATAAATTAAAATATTACTGCGCATGGGATTTAGCAATTGGACAAAGAGATAGAAACGATTATTCAGTTGGCATGGTTGTTGGTGTTAGTGAGTATGACGAGATATTTGTGGTTGATGTCATACGCGGTAGGTATGACGGATTTGAACTTGTAGAAAAAATATTAGATGTTTACGAACAGTGGAGACCTGGTATTGTAGGTATTGAAAAAGGTCACATAGAAATGGCGCTTGGTCCCTTCTTGGAAAAAAGAGTAAGAGAGCGTAAACTATATGAAGCATACTTTAAAGATTTAAAAGTAGGAAGACGTGATAAGGAAGCAAGAGCTAGAGCAATACAAGGTAGAATGCAACAGGGTATGGTATACTTTCCAAAAGATGCAGTCTGGAGTGGTCCACTGGTTGCAGAGCTTTTACGTTTTCCGAATGGAACACATGACGACCAAGTGGATGCTTTGGCGTGGATTGGACTTATGATGACGGAATTTTCTACTTACTTTGAGCAAGAAGATCATATTCCTTCATGGAGAGATAAATTAAAATATATAGCAAAAGGGACGAGGCGTAAATCCTCAATGAGTGCATAATGGCATACGTAAAACCAAAGAAAAAATTATCGAAAGCGGAAGAAGAAAATTTAGCTGCGAATAATTGGGAGCGTTACACACGTGCCAGAGACGCAGGACATGATGACTATATGGAGATCGCTCAACAATGCGATCAATTTTATAGAGGGCAGCAATGGGATGCAGCTGATGTTGCGGCATTAGATGATCAAGGACGACCAGCCCTCACCATAAACACAATCTTACCAACTATTAATACAGTTCTTGGCGAACAAAGTACAAGAAGAGCTGATATTAAATTCAAACCACGTGGCGGCGGTATGCAAGAAGTTGCAGATGTACTTACAAAAGTGTACATGCAGATTGCAGACAACAACAAACTAGATTGGATTGAAGCGCAAGTTTTTGCAGATGGTCTTATACAAGATCGTGGCTGGTTCGATGTACGTGTAGATTTTTCAGATAACTATAAAGGCGAAGTACGAATTACGGCTAAAGATCCTTTAGATATTATTATTGATCCAGATGCTAAGGACTACGATCCACGTAATTGGAATGAGATTTTTGAAACTAAGTGGATGAGTCTTGATGAGATTGAAGAACAATATGGTCAAGATAAAGCTGACAGATTAAGAGTTGTTTCTGAGATGGGTACTTCCTATGGAACTGACTCTATGGAGTATCAAGAACAAAGATATGGTGATACTGAAGAACATGAATACTCAAGTAATTACGCACACAATCCAGAAGAGGCCAGGGTTGTAAGATCAATCAGAGTTATAGAAAGACAATATTATCAACTTAAAGACTGTATGTTTTACGTTGATCCTGTGACTGGTGATGAAAGACAAGTACCATACGATTGGAGCAAAAAGAAAAAAGAAGAATTTGCTGATGAGTTTGGGTTACATATTATTTCCAAAAAAGTCCGAAAGGTTCGTTGGACAGTCACCGCGGACAGAGTAGTATTATTCGATGACTGGTCACCATATAAACATTTTACCTTAGTACCATATTTTCCATATTTTAGAAGGGGTAGACCTTTTGGTATGGTCCGAAATTTAATATCTCCTCAAGAGCAATTAAATAAAATTTCTTCCCAAGAGCTACACATAGTCAATACCACTGCCAATAGTGGATGGATTGTAGAGTCAGGTTCCCTTACCGGAATGACTGCAGATGACTTGGAAGAACACGGTGCGGAAACTGGTTTGGTGCTCGAGTATAATCGAGGTTCCACTCCCCCTGGTAAAATACCACCTAACCAGATTCCCACCGGCCTTGATAGGTTAGGGCAAAAAGCCGCGTTAAATATAAAACAAATTAGTGGAGTTTCTGATTCTATGTTGGGTACTGATTCTCCTGAAGTATCAGGTGTTGCTATTCAACAAAAACAGAACAGAGGTATCTTGATGATTCAAGTGCCTTTAGATAACTTAACAAAAACTAGACAATATCTTGCAGAAAAAGTATTACAACTTGTTCAACAATATTACACAGAGGAAAGAATTGTTCAGATTACAGATGAATCAGATCCTTACAAACCAAGTGTACCAGTGGCAATCAATGTAATGACACCTGAAGGTTATATTGTTAATGATTTAACATTAGGGGAATATGATGTAGTTGTAGATACTATGCCAGCTAGAGACACATTTGATGAAGTTCAGTTTGCAGAAGTTATACAACTTAGATCAGCTGGTGTACCAATACCAGATGATATGGTTGTTGAGTATTCACACTTATCACAAAAAGGACTTATTGCTGATAGGATTAGAAAAGCTCAAGGAACTGGAGAGCCTACTGAACAACAGATTCAGTTACAACAGTTCCAGATGGAAGCACAAATTAGACAAACACAACTTGAGATTGCTAAGTTAGAAGCTGAAGTAACTAGGTTACAATCAGAAGCTGAACTTAATATGGCTAAAGCACAATCTGCCGAAGTAGATCCACAGTTGAAGATTGCAGAATTACAAAGTAAAATTCAAACTAAACGTGAAGAACTTGATTTACGTGAAAGGTTATCCTCAATGACTAATGAAATGAGGAAGAACCAAAGTGATACAGCAGCAGCGGCTAGGTTAGCAACTGCAGCAATGAAGCCAAAGTCTAAACAATAGGAGGTTAATATGGCTAAAAGTAAGAAAGCGGAAGCTACGTCCGAGGAAAATATTGTATTTGATAAGATGCCAGGCGGGGATGCAAAAGCTCCTCAGTCTACAGACTCATTTACAGTCGATTTAGATTTTTCAGACGATCCGAAAACGGATGATGAAGAAGTAGTATTTCCGGAGGGACAAGAAATTGAAGAAATCTCACAAGAAGAACTCAAGGCTGAGGATGAAACTCCATCAGAAGAACCAGAAACGGAACTTGCAGAGCAAGAAGAAACAGAAACAGTGGAGAGTGAAGAAAGTACAACAGAAGCAACAGTGGAAACAGAGGACGAAGGAGCTGTACAGGAAGATGTACAACCAATTCAAGAAGAATCTACTGGATTAGATAAACAAAAAGCACCTATGGTGCCTAAATCTAGGTTAGATGAAGTGTTAGCAAAACAAAAAGCATTACAAAAACAACTAGATGAGCTCAATCAAGCTAAAGATAAAGCTGCTTTAGACGCTCCAGAGTATGATTTTGCGTCAAAAGAGGCTGAATACCAACAATTAGTGCTAGATGGAGAGACTGAAAAGGCCACTGCACTAAGAAATGAGATCAGAACAGCTGAAAAAGAGCAAATTATGTTTGAAGTACAGCAATCTACTACTCAAAACATTCAACAATCTACTGAAGTGCAAGCAATTCAAGCAAAAGCAGTAGAACTTGAAGCAAAATACCCTATTTTTGATGTAAATAGTGCTGAACATAATGCAGATGTGTTAAAAGAAGCATTAGAGTTAAGAGATGCGTTCATGGCACAAGGTTATGAAGGCCCTTACGCGTTAGAAAGAGCAGTTAACACTACTTTAACTATGCACAAACCTGAATTGTTGGAAGTAGAGACTGTTAAAACACCTGATCCAAAGGTTGCAGAGATAAATAAAAAGCAACAAGCTGCAAAAGTAACTAAAAAAATTGAAGCTTCTCAATCTCAACCCCCATCAATGAAAGGTGAAGGTGCCTCAAGTCGTGGCGACAAACCAGTAGATCTTACAAAGTTATCTCAAAAAGAGTTTGATGCTCTTCCAGAAGAAACTTTGAGAAGATTGCGTGGAGATTTCGGATAGTATAGTATACTATATACATACGTCCGTTAAGACGATACTTAACCCTCGTCGTAGAGGTAAAAAAACGTTATCGTCAATCAAGACGTAAAACATGATCGAGCTCGTGTTCGTCACAATCACGTAAACGTTTCCCAACGACAAAGGGTAGACGGGTAAAAGTCGCCCCAGAATATAGCGACTGGTTAACTTTTAACTATAAAGGTATATAAATGGCTAATACAAACTTTAGCGCGTTGACCAGTGAACAGCTCACCATCTGGTCTCGTGATTTTTGGCGTGTTGCGAGAAATATGTCCTTCATTAATCAATTCGCAGGTAGCGGACCTAACTCAATGGTTCAGGAAATTTCTGAACTTACTCAATCCGAGAAAGGAGCAAGAGCAGTATTAACACTTCTTGCTGACATGACTGGAGACGGTATTGTTGGGGACAACACTTTAGAAGGAAATGAAGAGGCACTAAGATCTTTCGACATCGTCGTGCAGCTTGATCAATTAAGATTTGCTAACAGACTTTCTGGTAGATTGGCGGATCAAAAATCAGTTGTAAATTTCCGTGAGCACTCAAGGGATGCCCTTGCTTATGCAATGGCTGATAGGATAGACCAACTTGCGTTCTTATCGCTTGCTGGTATTGCTTACACCAATAAAAACAATGGTGCTTTAAGATCTGTTCTTACTTCAGGACAGAACCTTGGAGATCTTGCGTTTAATAGTGATGTAACTGCACCAACAAGTAACAGACACAAGAGAATTAGTGGTAATGACCTTGCCGCTGGTTCTGTTACATCTATTACTGCTACTGATAAACTTAAGTACAGACATATTGTCGATCTAAAAGCTTTTGCTAAAGATCAGTACATTAGGGGTATGAGAGGTGCTGGTAATGAAGAGATGTATCATCTGTTTGTTTCTCCGCAAGTAATGGCTGATCTTAAACTCGATTCAGACTTCTTATCAAACGTAAGAAGCGCTGGAATCAGAGGACCTAACAACGAACTATTTGCTGGATCTTCTAGCTTAATGGTTGACGGTGTTATGGTTCACGAGTTTAGACACGTACCAAATACATCTGGTGCCTTATCTGGATCCAACAGTAATGCTGGTTCTGCTGGGTACAAAGGTGGATCAGGTGCTGATGTTGATTATGCATCATGTCTATTCTGCGGTGCTCAAGCACTTGCAATGGCTGATATTGGTCTTCCAGAAATAGTTGAAGATACTTTCGACTATGGAAACCAAAACGGTATTTCAATTGGTAAGATTTTTGGTCTTAAGAAGCCTAAGTACAATTCTGACATAACTGGTCAGGACGAAGACTTTGGTGTTATAAGATTAGATGTCGCATTCTAATTGTGATAACATTTTACAGGTGGCTAGCTTGACGTTAGTCACCTGTATTTTTATTAAGGAGTAAAATATGAAAGTAGTATTCGAACAAGATAGTTATGTCGCGTCTACTTGGGGCCATGCTGAACATTTTAAAGCTGGCGAGCCTAAGGAAGTAGGTAAAGATTTTGGAGTGCTTTGTTTACAGAATGGTGCAAAAGAATATGAAGAACCAAAAGTAGAACAACCTAAAGCAAAAGCACCCGCGAAGAAAAAAACAGTCGCTAAAAAGAAAGTTAAATAGTTATGGGTACAATTACTGGAGCAAATATAATATCTAGAGTACAGGATACTCTCCAAGATACTACAAGTGTAAGATGGCCAGAAGCAGAGTTGCTTCGTTATATAAATGACGCTCAAAGAGAAGTCGTTAATCTTAGACCTGATGCTTCAGCTACTACATCAAATGTTCAATTAGTTACTGGTACAAAACAAACACTACCAACAACTGGATTAAGGTTAATAAAAGTAACTAGAAATATGTCTGCTGCTTCTGGTAGTGCTACTGGTGGTAGGGCAGTTCGTATTGTAGATATAGATATTCTTAACACTCAAGAACCTGATTGGAATGATCCAACAGTTACTGGGGATGCCGCACACGGCACAACTGTAAAACATTACATCTTTGATCAAGATGACCCTAGGAGTTTTTATGTATATCCAGGAGTTTCTGGAAATGCTTTTGTAGAGATTGTGTTTTCTAAATCTCCTACTGATTTAAGTAGTACATCTTCAACAATAGATATTGATGATACTTTTGCAAATGCCATAATTGATTTTGTTTTATTCAAAGCATACTTAAAAGATGCTGAATACGCAGGCAATGCTCAAAGATCAAATCAACACTATGCATTATTTAACAATAGCTTAGGACAAAGCACTGCAGCGTCAAATGTAACTAATCCAAATTTTGACTACGCGGGGTCTAAAGCAGTTCCGAATGTAGGAGGATAACAATATGGCGAGTTTTAGTTCGCTAGTAAAAGAGGTACTACCCTATGTACCCGGTTGTCCTGACACTCTTGTAGAATCTAATTTAAGAGCAGCAACGATTGAACTTTGTGAGAAGTCTAAGGCGTATGTTGTAGAGTTAGATGTTATTACAAGTATTAGTGGAGTGTTCGAATATGAATTCGACCAGCCCACTGGTACTGATGTACATCAAATACTCTGGATGACTTATGATGGTGAAGACATGGACCCCACCAGCCCACGTAGTTTAGAACTAAATTACCCTGACTGGCGTGACCGAACTGGTATTCCAGAAGTTTTCTTACAACAAAACCCAGACATGTTTTATGTCGCACCTGTCCCTAACGTAACTAGAACAAATGGATTTAGAGTTAGTGTAGCTCTTAAACCTACACGATCTTCAAACAACATTGATACAGATTTTTCAACAGATTATAGAGATGGAATTATATTTGGAGCCCTATGGAGACTCTTAAGAATACCCGCTAGAGAATGGAGTAACCCTAGCGCAGCTGCTGATTACAGAAACCTTTTTGATGAACAGGTTAAAGAAGCAGAGGCAAGAGCTAGAGGTGGGGATCTTGGAGTAAGAAGGCTAGTTAAATATAAAGGAGTTGGATTAAATCCAAGAAAGAGGTATAGAAGGTACGGCAAGGAGATTGATTATTAACCAGGAGGGGTTTATCGAACCTCAAATTGCAGATATAAGACAATGCTGGGGTGAGATACGAAAAGGGATCGAATCAATTATAGATGCAGATCCAAATCTAACTTTTATACCAGAGGATGTATATAGTGAATGCGTCAATGGTAGAGCTCAACTGTTTACATCCCCAATAGGATTTTTGGTTTTAACCACAGAGGTAGACCCTTTTACTAGTGATAAAACACTATTAATTTGGATAGCTTATGTACACGAAACTGGTAAACATAATTGGATTAAACATGTACAATGGTTTGAAGAGCTTGCACGTAATGCAGGTTGTAAATTTATTGAGGCTAGATCCTCTGTTCCAGAAATGGAAGAGTATGCAATTATGCAAGGGTTTAATTTAAATACTAGAGTATATACAAAGAAGATAGATGAGCAATAAACCAAAACAACAAGATTACAAGCCAAGTGAGGCGGAAAAAACTCAAGCAGCTGTTTCAAAAGCTGAGAAGGATTACTTTGATCAAAAATATGGTCCGTTGTTGCGTGAAATGCGCGACCTTTCGGAGAAAGAAGATTTTTCTGCTACTGCAAAAGGTAGAGCACAAGCAGATACCATGCAGGCATTAACTTCTAGACCTAGTATACAAGCCGCTAGATCTGTGGATTCCGCAGCTAACTTAGCTTCAGCCGCAGGTTCACAACAAGCACAAGCTGACTTTCAAGCGTTACAAGCAAAGAGACAACGTCAAGTTGGTGTATTAGGAACTGCTAGAGGTCAAGCTGCAGATGCTACAACCGGTTTATCTAGAGCTGCACAAATTCAATCTACTAAAGATTTAGAATTTGCAAAAGCTAGACAACAAGAACGTGATGCAAGATTTGCTGCTGGTTTAAAATTAGCTACTAACCTCGGGGCACAAGGTGCAGAAAATATACAAGGGGGCGGAAGTTTCTTTACACCTGCAGGATTAGAAACAGCTAGAGGCAAAGGTGAGGATCGAGTAAGCGGACTAACAGGTAGATTAAGAGTAGGGTCATATGGTAACTATGATCCCGTAACTGGTAAAAAATATGGTAGCTGAAGGCGCAATCATGAATGGATTAATGCGAGGGTATAACTCACCATATGGTTATGGCGGAAATGCTAGTTTTAGTACAGCACAGTTACCTAATGTTGAAGATCCTGAACAAGTTTACGCAGACATTACGCGTAGTGATTACGAAGATTATGTAAGAGACTACAGAGGTTTTGAAGAAAGGCTAATAGATTCTAGAAATGACACTAGTTTAATTGATAGGGCTGAAGTTGACTCAGCTGAACAAAATAGAATAGCTAGAGAAATACAACAAAGAAATATTGAAAGATATGGTGGGGCTGGTTTAACCGCTGTACAAAGACAAGAACAAGCAAAAGCATTATCTCTAGGTGGAGCTACTAACCAAGCTGGCATGTTAAATAATGCTAGAATAGCTCAAAGAGAAGTAAATCAAGCAACACTTGCCGATTTAATTAATATCGGACAAGGTGTTAACAGAAATGCTTTACAAGGATTAGGAGATGCATCGGCTATGGCAGCTAGAAAAGAATCAGCATACAGAAATGCTAAAGCAGCACATAGGTCTCAAATGATGGGACTAGCTGGTTCTTTAGGAGCAGCCGCTATTTTAGCGTTTGCAATATAAGAGAATAAAATGGCAGTAAATATACAAGGCATAATCCAAAACGCACTATCGGACTTTAGTGGCACTATGGCTCAAAAAGAGTCGAGAATGAATCTTGCCCAACAACGTAGAGCTACTACCCAACGAGAAGACACTAATAACTATTTAGTTACTAGTGGTGTGGTTGGGTTAGATGATGATGGTAACTTTAATGTAGATTTAGAAAAAGCTCACATGCAAGGTGGTGATAGATTTATAAATCTTTTAAATGAAGAAGCAAAAGCCGGTAGAAAATTTACAGATGTTAATACTGGTGAGACAGTTACTGGTAAGTTTGAAGACTTACCTAGCGCTGTAAAAGTAGGAGAAGGTGATAATGCTGCTACTAATTATATATTAACAATCACTACTCCTGATGGTAGGAAAGTTCCTGTTACTACAGGCAGATCCAATGACCCTTCAGATGGTCCAGCTGTTTTAGATCAATCTTCATTAGAATTAATTTATGAAAGTGCTATTTTAAATAGTATTGGTAAATATGGCATTTCAGGAACTGCTGCAGGCATGCTTGATAATATGAATTTTAATAATTCACAAGCTAAAGCTCAATTACAAGCTGCAGATGCATTACAAAATGAAGAAAACAGTCAAGCGCTTGTAAGTTTAATAGGATCATTGGGCCCAAACCTAAAAAGTATAAATCCAAATAGAGGTACTACTAAGTCTGGATTACCTGAAGTTCCTTTAGACAGCACACCTGAAGGTACAACAAAACCTGTAACAACCACTGAAGAAGGTACAATCAAAGGTACATCAGATCAGTTTTATGTATTAGATACTAGTCAAAAAGAGGTACAGGATGCTTTACCTTTAATAAATAACATTCAAGCAGGACAAAGCTACTCAGCTGAAGAAATAGATCAACTTTCTAAAGGTTTAAGTCCTGGATTCAGGTCTGCTTTTAAAAAGAATTTTTCTTTCAATAGCCGTTTACTAGAAGTAAATGCAGAAAAAATTGCTGAGTTAGAAGCTAAAGAAGATAAGTCTCCAAAAGAAGAAAGAGAATTAGCGAAGTTACAGAGAAGAAGAGAAAGTTATCTTATACCTCAACAACAAAAACAGATAGATAGAGTTAGAAAAAACATTGCAGATGATACTGCAGCACAACAAGCGGCTGATGCAAAAGCAACAGAGAAAGTAAAAAAGCAAATAGCTACTAAAGAAGCACTTTTAAACAATCCAAAGCTTAATCTTAGTGAAGGTAGGAGAAAAGAGATACAAGCCGAGGTAGACGAACTGAAAGGTGGTATGACTCAACAAGATACTGGTGAAAATGTATCGTTTGAATTACCAGAGATTCCTACTGATGCAGAAGGAGCAGCTAAATGGTTTAGTGATCCAGCTAACCAAGCAACTATTGATCAGTTAGATCAAGAAAAAGTGACTGAGGTCAGACAGCTTTTACAGAAATTCAATATTAATAGTAAAGAAGAACTTATTGATGGTGTTAAGACTGGGAAGATTAGTCAAAATGCTTTTAGGAACGCTGCTAAATTAATTTCTTGGTCTATAGTTGATAAAAACGGACAAAAAGACCCACAGTTATCTGCTAATTTGTATGCAGGCATGATTAATGAAGCTTTAACTGGTAGCCCAGGTGTGACTTCTACTCAAATGGCAAATGCTCAAACTGCTAGAGATAGGCTACAGTTCGAAATGAAAAAGTATTATGACGGCTTAACTGATGAAAAATATAGTGGACTAAAGAGCTTATATGATCTTGGGGCAAAAGGTTTTGATAGCCCTGAGTTTATACAAAAATTAAAAGCTGAAACTACTCTGTTCTTAAAAGATAAAAGATTTGAAGACCTAACTACTACAGATAAAGAATTAATGGATGGTATTTTATCTCAAGCTCTATTAGAAGCAGCCAATAAATCAGGATCTGATTCTGTGGCTGACTGGTTTGGAGATGTTTTCCTTAGGGG